AACACTGTCCAATTAACGGGACACCTTCCGATCCGCTCCGGGACGGTGGCGATGGTGTACGAATAATTGTACACTAATGTTCCGTAACTTATACGAAAAAAGTATATTGACAAAGGAACGAAAAAGTAGTAATATAAAGGCCCAATAAGGAAAGCGAAATACTGAGAGGAGATCACAAAGATGAAAATTAAGTATTTTATTGGTTATGTTACATTGTTACACAATTATTGTTATAAACACAACTTTTATTATAGTGCTGAATTAGCCAAGTTATTCCGCTCAATCAATCATTGTACCGAAATGGAACAAGTTTATAGTGTTGTTGAAAATGTAGCTGAGGATATTATTACTCATTCATCGCGGGATACCTATTTTGGTACAGAGGACGAAACATTCGAGTGTATCATTAACGACATTTTAAATGACATGGTACAAATCCGCTACACGAAATAATCAACCAACCGCCCGGCCGGATCACACCGGCCGAGTGCGTACCAAAACAAAAGGAGAATGAAAAATGAAAGTAGAAGTTACATACCGAAATAATAACACGATCGAATATAACGCCGATTTTCTGAAAATAATAAATAGTATTCTTACATTATTTGAGGAAAAGAACCCGCACGGGATCGCGGATGATTACACGATTAGTAGAATCCCTCTGGTAAATATTAAAACCTTTTCCGTTGATTGTGATTTGTACACGGTCCGCGACCGGGAAACGGGAGCGCCGATTTGCAAGGTGGCAAGCAAAAAAGAGGCAATCGAAACGATCCGCGATTTCGAATTTGAAGATGAAATGAACAATATTTATGAACCTGATTTTTACGAATATATCAAGGAAGGAGAATAAATCATGAAATTTATTTCAATCGACAAGCTGCAAAACCTTATTGGAACACTACAAGACAACCCGATCGTTTACGACAGTGAAAACCCGGTTTCCGCGCTTGATCTTGTGGGAACACTGGCCGAAGAAATGGCCGACGAATTAACTTTTAGGGGCGGGGGTGACTTTATCAATGAAAACTGACCAGCTGCACCCGGTGTTAACGCTTCCGGAAATTGTCCAAAGCGCCGCGAAAACAGGAAAACGTGTCTACATTATATCCGCATGGGGGCGCTGGGAATTGGACGCCTTCTGGAGCGATAAACAAGCCTTTGCATATTATCTCGAACATTACGACGACAAATTCCAGTACATTGCCGGAAACGCCGATTATATCAGCTTACAACGAAAGGAATAAAACAATGTTAACTTTATTCATTCATTTTAAAGATGGCGATTTTCAGCCGGTCGGCCATGTGAAATCCTTAAAGATCAGAGAAAACTATATCGAGATCAAACAAGATCTCGAACGGCCGCGTCGGATCTATAAGAAGCTTTTAAAAGCGATCCGGATTAAATCCGGAAACAGCTTCAGCGTTTTAACATTTTAGGGAAAGGGGGTGATCAGATGCCACGACGGCCAAAGGTGCAACGAACGTTTAAATGCTCGATCGCACGCGTGTTATGCATCGCGCTTGAATCGGAAAAGACCTTTGAAAAAGACATTATCTATCCAGGCGTTTTGACCGAAGCGCAAATAGCAAGGCGGGCAGATGCAGAGTTATCAAACGAAAAAATAAAATTCGTCGCGATCCGCTCAACGCGCTATAATGAATGTACGTTTTCCATGGACTTACTTGATTTTATGCATCACGCCATGATGCACGAAATAAACAAAGAAAATTTAAAAGAAAAAGGAGATTAAAAAATGAAGGTAACAGTATTTGCAAAGAAAAGAAAAACCGAAGAAGGCCGCGCGTTTACGTCCTATGTCGCAAAGCTGGCAAAGAAGGACGGCAGCGAGTTAACTGCGGGCGTAAAATTCCGCGAGGAATGCGGACAGCCAAAGGCGGAAAATTGCCCGATGATCATTGAGATTCCGAAGGAAAAAGCGAATCTTTCCCCGCGTGTTTATACTGACCCGGAAACCGGCGAAGAAAAAACCAGCTATGACCTTTGGGTGTCCGAATGGACGGAATCCCCGGAAAAATACGTTGATCATTCACTCGACGAATTTATCTGATCCATAACCGGCAACGGCAAACAGAAACGGTCGGGGGCGTTACGCTTCCGGCCTTTTCATCCGAAAGGGGCAATATATGGCACGAAAAAAGAAAATCACAAAAACCGCGCGGGAGTACAACCGCATCTATCACGCGATAAAGGAACAAGAGCGGTATTACCGTAATAAAGGTATCAAATTACCGGAGATCAGCGCGGCCGATTTCGGCGGGAAAACGCGCTCCGGTTTAGCAGCTTTAAAACGCTACCAAAAACAATTAAAACAAACAGTTGCCGATATCAAACAAGAGATCAAAGATATCCGGAAAGAATCCGGCGTTTCTACTTCGGCGGCGTATGAGATCGCAAGTGGCCGACGTGCGGCTGCGGATGTGACCTATCAGCAAGTAGCAATCGATAACTTTTATCAGATCGTTGCAAGCTGGGCGACGCGATCAAGCCGGGAAACCATGTATAAGTTTTTGAATGAGATCCGAAGCCGCGTTACGGATTCCGACTTTGCAGCCGTTTTGCAGCAGACCGCCCAAGAAGGCGGCGCGATGGAAGAATTGCAATTTTACCATTCTTACGGCGAGGAATCCGGACTGATTCAACCGCTGATCTATTCGATGATGTCAAAATTTTCCAGCATCGGGAATTTAACACGCGACGAAATGAATGACCGTTTAGATCAATGGTTTTCTGCATTTGAAACGAAGGGGCGATATGTCAAGGGAGCGAAGTTATAAAAGCTATATCTGTGATTTTGAAACAACGGTTTTCGAAGATCAGGATTTTACCGAAGTATGGGCGGCCGCATGCGTGGAAATCTACACCGAGGACGTTTTTATTTTCCATAGCATCGGTGAATTTTTCAAACATATTTTTTCGATGCCCGGAAACAAGCGCCTATATTTCCACAACCTCAAATTCGACGGCTTTTTTATTCTTTCCTATTTAATGGATGTGTTGAAATGGGATCAGGCGGCGAAGATCGACCCGGACACCGGCGAGCCGCATTTCGTCGAACGCTGGCAAATGAAAAACCGCACGTTCCAATATTTAATATCGGAAATGGGACAATTCTATTCAATCACAATGAAATTCAACGGTCAGTTTGTGGAGATCCGCGACAGCTTGAAGCTGCTTCCGTTTTCCGTGAAAGAGATCGGCCGCAGCTTCAAGACTAAACACCAAAAGTTAGAAATGGATTATACCGGTTTCCGGTACGCCGGGTGTGAGATCACGCCGGAAGAAATGGAGTATATAAAAAATGACGTGCTTGTTGTAAAAGAAGCGCTCGAATTTCTGTTTTCCGAAGGTCACAATAAAATGACAATCGGCAGCTGCTGTCTATCAGAATATAAACAGATCATCGGCGGGAAAGACCGCTTTTATACCCGGTTTCCGAAGCTGGACGAAATTCTGATCGATAAAGAACTATTCGGCCAGCCGGACGCGGACGCATACGTCCGGCGCGCATATAAAGGCGGCTGGTGTTACCTTGTCCCGGAGAAAGCAAACAAGGTATATAAAAATGGCGTCACGGCTGATGTCAACAGCCTTTACCCGTTTGTCATGCATTCGGACAGCGGGAGCAAATACCCAATCGGAAAGCCTACTTTTTGGAGTGGTAATTATATACCCGAAGAAATCAGCCATGGCGATTTTTATTATTTTGTACGCATCCGAACGCGCTTTTTCTTAAAACCCGGTTATTTGCCGACGATTCAGATCAAGCAGAATTATCTGTATAAATCAACGGAATGGCTGACAACTTCCAATATCTTTTATCAGGGAAATTATTACGATCATTATATTGATCTTGACGGCAAGCGCAAACCGGCAATCGTCACGCTGACGCTGACGCAGACCGATTTTCAGCTATTGAAAGACCATTATGTTTTAACGGATTTCGAAATATTGGACGGATGCTATTTTAAGGCGGTGTCCGGGATTTTTGATGAATATATTGATAAGTATAAAAAAATAAAAATGGAAAGCACTGGTGCGCGTCGAACATTGGCAAAACTGTTTTTAAACTCATTATATGGCAAGACAGCCAGCAGCAAAAACAGCAGTTTTAAATATTGCGTTTTAAAGGAAGATAGATCGATTGGCTTTCAGGGTGTTCCGGAGTTTAACAAACCGGTGGTTTATATTCCGGTTGGGGCGGCGATCACGTCTTATGCGCGCAATTATACGATCCGTGCCGCCCAAAAGAATTTTTACGGCGCAAATAAGCCCGGTTTCATTTACGCGGACACGGACAGTATACACATGGATTTACCGGAAGATCAAATTAAAGGCGTAAAGCTGGACAGTAAAATTTTCGGCTGCTGGGATCTTGAAGCGCACTGGCAAACGGGGCTTTTTGTCCGTCAGAAAACCTACTGCGAAATAGAAAACGATCATTATAATTTTAAATGCGCGGGACTATCGGCAAAGTGTAAAGCGCTGCTTGAATTATCCATTACGCGTGATTTTTCAAAAGAAAATTTAAACCGGCTGGAGATCGACCCGGACAAGCTGACACCGGAAGAAAAAGAGTTTATCGACCAGCCGCGTGCATTACGCGATTTTAAACGTGGCCTTGTGATTCCCGGTAAGCTGCTTCCGAAACGTATTCAGGGCGGGATCGTGTTACAAAATACAACATTTGAAATGCGCTGATGAATGTGATATGATGATTAGACAACTTAACAATGCTTTGTGTTATCTTCTCAAAAGTCAGGCGCAGAACGCAAAAAAGCGGTAGTTATTGCGAAAGCAAAACGAAACCGCTTTTTTGTTTCTATCTTTTTCCCGGTGCTTCAAAACCGCGAGGTCACGCGCTCGAATCCCGTCGTGGCGGCTTCTTTCATCCGGTGACGATCCACGCCGGGCAGTTAACCGCAGCCGGGGAGATATACCTGTTTATGATAACGATAATAATTTGAACACGGCATTTTTACAAGCTAAATTTTTAAACCGGAATGAACCATGTTCAAAAAACCATTTTAAATTATTGAGCAAATACGAATTATTTTTGATCGTGATATAGTTAACATCCATATCGTCCGCGTCGATCACCAGCCGGACGGGGTAAGTTTCGTCAATACGCTGGTCACAATAAATGATTCCTTTTTCGGGATATTCCCGGATGGCATACGACGTGCCGCCGATCTTAAACGTCACAAGATAATTATTTTTTCCGGTCATGTTTTCAATGAAGGTGTAATTATCATTCAGATAAATTTTTTCCGTTGTGTATTTGTTATAATCATTTCCGGCAAATGCACGGAAAATGCCGCTTTGCTTTTGCTTTTCCGCGACGCTGTCGAGAAAGCCTTGTTCCATGACAAAGCCGTCCCCGCGGATAAACTTCGTTTTATTGTCCAGTTTATCGGACACGCCCAGCGCGACATAATACGGATTCAGCAGCGAAACCAAGTTTGATAACATGATCACTTGAACATACCGCACTTGCTCCCCGCCGCCGCGGGCGATCGAGGTTAACACCGATAGAAATTTTTGTATTTCATTCGGACAGTAATGATCGTTTTCACTTTGAAACTCATCAAATAGAATCCGGGCGCAATCGCTGAATAGGTGCGAGTATTTTTTTAACTGATCCGCAGCATTTAAGCTGATAGCATACCCGCACAATTTTTCATTAATATATAATTCATGATAGATTCCCTTCGCGCGGGCTTTGCTGGTCATTTCATAACCCGGAAAAAATAGCGACCGAATTTCTTTAAAGAATTTATCCGGCACGTCGGCCAACTCATAATTAAACCGGTAAAGCAAAATAAACTTTTCGCCGTGGCGTTTCCAGCGGTTGACAAGGTAACGCGAAAAGAACGTTGTTTTTCCGGCGCTCCGGTTGGAAGTGGATATATAAATCGAGGGCGTCAGCCCGTTTTGATCTTTGAGGGACAATAACTTTGTTCCGTCGTAATAAATATTTTTCATTGTTGCGCGTGACCTTTACAAATTTTTTATTCATTATATAATAATTCCAAAGGGGGCGCAAACCGTGAAAGAAAACTTTAGTAAACTGATCAAGTTAAAATCCATCGTTACGCTGCTGCTGGTCGTTGTTTTTTGTGTGCTGTCGCTGGCGGGCGTGATACCGCCCAGTGAATTTATCAAGATCTTGACCATTGTCATTGTTTTTTATTTTGCGAAAAATAAAGGGGGCGGCAGCGAATGAGCGAAGCGGTAATTGTGGCATTGATCTCCGGCGGGCTGGCGTTTTTGGGATCGATTATTTCATCCTATTATAATAACTCGAAAACGCTTTACCGGATCGGTGAGTTAGAAAAGAAACAGGATAAATATAACAATCTCCAAGAGCGGACGTTGAAAAACGAAACCGATATCAAGCATATTTATTATGAAATTGATGAGATCAAAGAAGAAAACAAAAGAAATTAAAGCGAAGTATTACGACCGTGACATAAAAAAGTGGTGTAAAGCGAAAGAGATTTCGCCAGGCGTTTACCGGATCGGTAAAAAAGGCCATAAGCTGGGCGCGTTCACTTTAGAAACAGCCGGACTGAAACGATACCGCGCGTATTATAAAGGCCGCCGTCGCTGGGGTAAACGTATCAAAAAATACGGCACGGCTGCGGGCGAATACGCCGGAAATAAAAAACGATCGATCACGGCCGCTGCGATCAAATGCAAACGCGTCGCATTCCGTGCGCACTTATTATATAAGGATACATTTCTGCCGACCGTTTACGGCGGTGATTATGATATCGGTGATATGAATTTCGGCTTTGCCGGTAATAAGAAAAATACCATTGATTTTATAGAAATATGGAGAACGGATATTATGCCAAACTTTAGCGAGCCAACTAACCCGGTCGGAACTTATGACCCTTGTTATATGACGAATTTATACGGCGCGCCTTGGTCTAACGCGTGGAATACCGCTATTTATGGCAGCCCGACGCAGACCGGTGCAAATGTATTAAGTAATTGCGTCGGGTATACGCAAGGGCGCATTCTCTCAATCTATCGTGAAATCACCGGTTACAATCCCGCACAGACGGGAACGCACCCATTTATTGATTTTAATATTCAAGCTGATATCGGGTGGTTAAATTTAGCCCGGAATAAAGGATATGAAATTTTATCCGAACCCGAAGCCGGCACGGTGCTGGTGACCGGTTCACACGTTGCCGTTGTAGAGCGGCTTAAAAATGGCGAGTGGTGGGTGTCAGAATCCGGTTATGATGCTTTTGCTTATGAATACCACGCTTCTTTATACCAGCAAGGCGGGAAATGGTATGACAGCTGGGCAAGCAGCCCGGAAATCTTGGGATTCTTCCGGATTCCCGAAACAGATCCGGGCGGCGATGTCCCGCCGTCGCCGGGAAAGCGAAAAAGCAAATTATTGTATTATCTGAAAAATTGGAACAATGAATGATTTGACACTAACCAACTAATTGGATAGAATAAAAAGAAAAGGAGATTTAAACGATGGCAGTTAGAAGCAAAGAAGAATTACTCGCAGCAATCCGCGAATACGCCGGAGATGATAACGGCGATTCCGTGATTGCGATCATCGAGGACGTGTCCGATACAATGGACAGCTACACAGATAGCGAGGACTGGAAAGCGAAATATGAAGAAAATGATCGCGCGTGGCGTGAACGCTATACCGCACGTTTTACAGACGCGCCGAACACAACGCCGACCGGTGAAGAAGTTGACGGCAACACGCACGAAGAAGAAAAAGAAGAAATCGTTACCTATGATGATTTCTTTAAAGCAATTGAAGAAGATTAAAAAGGGGGTATATGAAACATGTACAGACCGGCAAAAACGAGCCTTAATGGCCGTACCATTGACATTTTAAACGTCATCCGCTCGAATGCTTCACTGACGTATCAGGACGCGATTGACGAAGTACACGACGTATCCGACATCCCAAAAGTCGGCGATTCCATCATGGGAAATCCGACGTTACAGAATGAGTTTATCAACGCACTGGTGAACCGGATCGGCCTTGTGCTGACCACCAGCGCCGTTTTCAATAACCCTTATTCTATGTTGAAAAAGGGCGTTCTTGAATTCGGCGATTCCGTGGAAGAAATCTTTATCGGCCTTGCAAAGGTCACCGCGTATAGCGCGAATATTGCACACAAACGCGAGTTAAAGCGTTACGCAAGCGATGTAAAAAGCGCGTTCCATGTCACCAACTGGCGCGTGATGTATCCGCTTACCATCGAAAAAGAGCAGCTGAAACGCGCGTTTCTTTCTGCGGATGGTGTCGAAAGACTGATCACGGATCTAATCAACCAGGTATTTGTGGCGGCTCAGTATGACGAATTTCTTCTGTTTAAGTATATGCTTATTAAGGGCGTCAATGAAGGCTCGATCCTGACCGAACAGATCACCGCAACGGATATTAAGGACTATGCGGTTAAATTCCGGAGTCTTTCCAATGACTTTACGTTCCTTTCTTCTAAATATAATTATGCGGGCGTGCGTAACAACACGCCGAAAGAGGATCAGTATATCTTCATGAACAGCGATTTCAACGCGTCATTTGATGTTGAAGTGCTGGCCAGCGCTTTTAACATGGATAAAGCGGATTTCATGGGTAAGCTGCTGCTGATCGATGATTTCACAAGCTTTGACAATGAACGCTGGGCAGATATCCGCGCCTTTGGCGAAGCGTACAGTGAAAGCGAAGCGACCGGCGGCGCTGGCGCGTTTGTGGACGAAATCACCGAGGGCGAACTTGCCAACATGGAAGGTGTGGAAGCGATCATTGTTGATAAAGATTTCTTCCAGATTTACGATGAGGTTTCCGAGATGGAAGATCAGCGCGTCGCTGCTGGTCTGTATTGGAACTACTTCTATCACAACTGGAAAATCGTCAGCACTTCCCCGTTCAGCAACGCTGTCGCGATCGTTGGAAAGTAAGTTAAGGGGGTGCGATTATGGAATTTATCTGCAAAAACGCAGTAAAAGCGGCCGGTGTTATTATCATGTGCTTTGAACCGAAAGCGCATTTACCGGAAGAAACGGATCGAGATCAAGCCTATCAGTTTAAAAGTGCCACGGTAACGGGCGCAAAGCTGGTGGCGGTTGATCCTTACGGTGTCATTACCATTGCCTATGATCCGGACGCGGAAAGCCTTCCGACGTTTAGTGCGGCGGGAGTGCTGATTGATGGAACACTTACGACTTTAACCGTAAGCGCCAGCGAAGCGGGCTTATTTGAGCCAGGAACGACGCTGGGCGAAGCGTCATAGAAAGGGGGGTTTTTAAATGTTTATTGCGAATGATTCCAATTATACTTTTGGACAGTTTCTCGATGTAGAAAACGGTGCTGACATCAAATCCCCCGTTTATACGAAGTGCTTCACCGATACGGAAGCGTTAAAGGGGTATCGCTTTGTTCATGATCCGGAAGAAACCGACCCGGAAAAATGCGTTTCTTTTTCCATTTATAATGAAACAGACAGCGCTGCACTTGCTACGGCGTTCGGTAAATTTGCGGCCGTTTCTGATCTTACATCAGTGATGTTCCGGCTTGATACGGAGATTGTGGAGGGCGTGTTGCGCGACGTTTCCTATTATCATGTTATCGTTCCGGTGGAAAACATCGCGGATAAAACGCGGAAATACCTTGTCATTAAAATGACAAAAGAGGTCGAACTGTTCCCGGAGAATTATCCATATTATGAACTGGTCAGCACGTTCGCAGATGCAGAGCCGACCAGCGCGGAAGCGCCGGGCGGTGGCGGTGGTGGCGGATCATCGGAATTAACTACTGCTTCATTAACTTTATCTTCTTTAGTCGAAGAGCAGTTAACTGTTAACATTCCATTGTGTTATATACGAAGAGGAAATTTAATGGTTAATAACCGTATAGATTTTCCGACAGTTAACAACGATCCGATCACTTACGAAATTCCTTTGTATGATGGCTATTTAGTTTTATTAGTTGATTCTATTAACGTGAATATGGAACTGCTGCAATTATCCGGTGATATAACTTACGAAAATGACGCTTTAATTATTACCGGTGACTGCGAAATTCAGCATAAAACACAAGATTAATAATGATAACAATACAACCCAACGGAAACATAAAACTTTATAGCGGAATCCGGCTGGATAATACCTATCAGAACGCGCTGTCGTTTGCGAACGCGGCAGCGCGTACGGCCTTTTTTCATGAGGACAACCCGTACCTGATCGCGACGCTGACCAAACAAAGCTATCAACGCGTGACCAGCGGCCAGTGCGATATCGAAATGCCGGTAAATGAGTTATATAATTGCAATTATATGGCTTTTCAAAATCACGGTTTTTCTAATCGCTGGTTTTACGCGTTTGTTACAAATGTGGAATACATTAATAACATTACCACGCGCGTGTTTTACGAGATCGACGTTTTAACAACCTTTTATTTTGACTGGAATTATCTCCCGTCGTTTGTGGAGCGGGAACACACGGCCACGGACGTGATCGGGGGAAACCTTGTTCCGGAATCTATCAATTATGGTGAATGTGCAGCTTTTGCGCGGGAGTGGGGGTATCGATTTGATAACTGGTCAGTGATCGTCGCGCTTTCCTCTTTCGGCCGGGAAGGGACAGCGGATGAGGGCATTGCTGCATCGGCTGTCGCTGGTGATTATGTATCCGGCGTTTCGATTGTTGAATATGAGGATATCACCACATTTAAAAACAGCTTTTTAAATGTGATCTCTGGCGAAACGCGGGAAGATGTTGTGTGTGTTTTCATGTTTCCGAATCCGCTTGTTACGATCTCAAATGACCCGAATGTTTCAAACGGGACTTTAATTGTGAACCGTTCTCAAACCATGCACGCCACAAGACCGGCAACGCTGGACGGGTACGTCCCGAAAAATAAGAAAATGTTTACCTATCCATTTTCTTATTTGTGCGTGGACACCGGAAGCGTAACGAATAATTACCGGTATGAATGGTTTGATCATGACGCGGGAATTAATGATTATTCGTTTACGATCCGCGGCGCTTGCGTTCCTGGGGGTGGCATTTATGCCGCGCCGGTGAATTATAAAAATTCGGGTGCGTACGCGGGCGGCACGGGAATCGATCATTATATACCAGTATTCGATGAAAGGATCGAAGCGCCGAAACTTCCACAAGTGTGCTATCCGATTGACAGTTTTAAAGCATGGCTTGCACAATCTGAAAGTACGCGGCAAAATAAGATTTTGCATAGCGTGGCAGCCGGTGCGATCGGCAGCGCGGGAACGGGCGCAATGCTCGGCGCGGCCGGTGGCCCGATTGGCGCAGTCGGGGGCGCAGTGGTTGGTGGTTTAATTGGCGCGGTTGGCGGTGCGATCGGTGGCAAAATATCAGATGATATGAGCAAATCCGAAGCTGCGGACATGAAAAACAAAACAGCTGGCAATCTTTCCGGGACGCTGGAAGTCGTCGATAATAAATACGGCTTTATCTTTAAGTATATGAGCCTATGCGCTCAGGATGCAAAAATCGTTGATGATTATTTTACGATGTTCGGTTATGCGATCCACGCGATCAAAACGCCGGATATCCGGACGCGTCCTCACTGGAATTATATCAAAACAGTCGGGCTTAACATGGCGGCGCAGAATGTGCCAGCGGATTATGTCCGGAAAATCAAAGAGATCCATAACGCCGGTGTCACCTATTGGAAGGTACACGATGAAATCGGTAATTATAACTTAAATAATCAGGTGTAATTTATGGGAATTTTTACAAGGTTTAATCAATTTCGGCAATCGATTTTTAAAAATCTATATTCGGAAAATATCTATTTTGGCAAATTAAAAGAGATCACCGTTACACTTTTTAAATGGGTGAATCTTCCTGAAGAAATCGACCCGCGGTTTTTGGAACTGTCTTTATTTGAATGCGGGGAGATCGTATTTGCACAAGACGATATCACGGGGCTTTATTTTGTCATGCGTACGGTAAACGCCGGGAAGCTGGATAAGTATAACCGGCCGATTTACCGCCGACTTTATGCCAATAATGGGATGAATCTCGAGCGGGATATTACGAATAGTGTGATCATTTATAATAATGTGCTGCGGTCGTCCAGTATTCCGGTAGTGCGTTATTATTCCGATCGTTTTTATTTTTATGATCAGATTATTGATATAAATATCAATGCACAGAAAACCCCGGTTTTGATCCGGTGTAATGAAAATGAGCGGCTTTCCGTAGAAAACCTTTATCTGAAATATGAGGGTGGACAGCCGGTTATTTTTGGTGATAAAACGCTTTCCGCGAACCCGATCGAGGTGTTGAAAACCGACGCGCCGTTTGTTGCTAATGATATCTATGATATGAAGGTGAAATACTGGAATGAGTTTTTAACCTTTTTCGGTGTTTCGAATGTCAATATTAATAAGAAAGAACGCATGACAACGGACGAGGTGAACCGCCAGTTAGGCGGCGCGATCGCTGCCCGCGGATCAGGGCTTTTAATGCGAAAGCGCGCTTGCGATGAGATCAATAAAATGTTTAACTTAGATATCGACGTTGTGTTTAATGAAGATTATCAACTAAAAGTGAACGATCCGGATGATGAGATCATCGACGAAAACGGGCTTGCGGATGATCCGGAAGGGGGCGCGAACGATGAGTAAATATACCACAGAACTTCGGTTTATCTGTGAAATGAAAAGCGGGTTTCCGTTGGAAGAAATCCCGGATAAATCCCCGGAAGAGATCATAGCAGCTGCACGGCCGGTCATTTTTGACTTTGATTATCCAATCTTTCGCGCGGATCTGAAAGAGCCGCTGGAGTTGAAAATCTTACGTCATTACTATACCCGCGAGATCGGACAAGAAACTTTCGGACTTTGGAAATGGCGGCTGCAAGCAAAATTGAATGAAATCATGCCGCGCTATAATAAGATGTACGAAGCGGAATTTAATCTGCTGGCCGAAAGCGGGATCAATAATATTGACGTGACGACCCGCCGAAATTCCAGCAGCCAGGGACAAACCGTTTCACGGGATGAAAGCAGCGCGGAAAGCAAAGATGCTTACAATGACACGCCACAAGGCGGGCTGCGGGACGTTGAACAGTTGGATTATTTGACCGACTACCGGAATATAAAAAATTCCGGTGAAACATCCGGAGAAAGCAGCACGGAAACGAGCGGCGAAGAACTCACAAACGAATCCGGCTATCGTGGCGCTAAAACAAAATTTGAATTGTTCAATGATTTTTATGACAAGATCATTGATATCGATCAAATGATCATAAATGATCTTTCCGACCTTTTCTTTTTACTTTATTAAGGGGGTGAAGCAATGGAAAAATTAAAAAACTGTTTTTGCGCGGGGATCTTACCGCTAACTTATGAAAAATCACTTTCTTATTATGAAGTGCTTTGTAAGCTGCGGGAAAAGATCAACGAATTGATTGATTATTTTAACTCGCTGGGACAGTTTGCGACGGAAGAATATGTAAATGCGAAAATCGCGGAAGTGCTGGCGCAGCTGGCAGCCGATAAAGCGGAACTGGAAGCGGCCATTGCGTTAAAACTTGACCGCGTGGAATTTCAGAATTTTTTATCTGAATTGCAGCTGTCATTAAATTCCATCACGGAAAATATGGAACTGATCCGGGAACAAGTCAACGCGAATACGCAGCAGATCGAGTATAATTTTAACTGGCTGAAAGACTATATTGACAATCAATTGATTGATCTTGAAGTGATCAACCCGTTTACCGGACAGATGCAGCCAATACAAACTGTATTAAATTATATTTCGGATATGCTAAAACAGAACGCGCTGACGGCTGGCGAGTATGACGCAGCGGAACTGACCGCGGCCGCGTATGATGCTTTGCAGCTGACCGCGATCAATTATGATATCAACGGAAAAGACTATATCAGTTAAAAAGGGGGTATATGATTCAATGAGTGCTACGAATAGAACAACGCATTATAATTTACCGGTTTTCGTTGAAACTGATAAACCGGCTTGGCTGGTGGATTTCAATGGCGCAATGAACGCGATTGACGCGGCAATTTATGCCAATGCTCAGGCGCTGGCGCAGAAGGAAAACACACTTACTTTTAATGACGGCGCAACGGTTGATTTTACAAGGCAAGGAAACACCGTTACCGCGGAACTGGCAGCCGGTACGGCCGGAGATATCAGCCGCGCGATCAAAAAGCCGGTAACCGCGCCGGAAGAAACAATTATCTTTGGAGAGGATGAAAACGGCGATCAGATCAATCTTGCGGTTGGATCGGGGTTGGCTATCGAAGGCGGCGCGCTGAAAGCGATTGATCTTAACTTAAAACTGACTGGTGCGGCGACGGTGAATGTTCCGGGATCGATCACAAACCGCGGCACAGTCATTTCTTATGCGCTGAATGCGGATAAAAGCGTCGGCAAAATTTACGGTTATACCTCTCTTTCAGGTATGACAGTAGGCCAGCGCTATACACTGACAATCAGCAATCCGACCGTGAAAGCCACGGGCGCGGCTTATACCATCGGCAGCGCGGGAATCGGTTTGTTCGGTTCGAATGCTGACCATCACAGTCAGGCGATCAAAGTGGATGCAAGCGGCAATATCAGTATTGAGGTTTACGCTTACGCGGCAACATGCGTAATTTACTTTTTACCGTGTCTGTTCTTCTTTGCTGACTTCGGCGATGAGTAAATCCCAAGGGCATTTTTAACTTTCTCCATAACTCTTATTATATCGGAAGGGCGCGCCGGTTATAGGCGCGTCCTTTCGTGTACCGTTACTCGGACATCATGCACAATGCACAATGCCGCTCAACACCAAAGGCCACCGTCCCGGAGCGGATCGGAAGGTGTCCCGTTAATTGGACAGTGTTTCATTTACATTTCGCATAACTGATATACATTTTCTCTATAACGTTAGTGTCCGTTTAATTGGACAATACCTTTTCGTTCCATGCCGAAGGACGGAAATGGACAGCCGTTTTTTAATAAATAATACCCTTT